CGGGAGACAAGATCAGGTTCGCGAGCCCTAGCCCCCACCTTGGCAAAGCAGACACCCAAGACGCTATAGTCTCTGTGCGCGTCCCAGCGCACAGTGGTGACTGACTCCGTCAGTGACAGTAGGCGATTGGCCCAGGACCACAGAATCGGAACCCCGTGGGCGAGAGAGGCCTCGCACAAGGCGACACCCCTGATCCACTCTAAAGCGAACCGCGGTTCATGCAAATGAGCATGGCTGGAGGTACCGTGGCTAACGATCTTCCTCCAGTCACGCACCATCTGCCAACCGCCCTCGACCCACACCGGTCCTGACTGACCGAACCGCACCTCCTCAACGACCGACACTGGACGTTCCAGGACCATCTCATGGCCCGAGACCTCGAGGGCGGCAGCAGCGAATCCCTGGACAACCCGACGCATGGCGCAGGAAGGCAAGAAGAGAAGAGCATTGTCGCCGTCAACCAGAGTGTCCCACCGCTGTTCCCCCAGCAAGGACATAGCTCCAGCGACGACAGCCAACATGACAATGGAGTTACCCATACCCGTGTTGAAATCCCCACTTGCGCGACCACCGTCGCGAGAGAATCGCAAGCCACAACCAGTGACCCCGAAGTTACGCAGCTGCTTGTTCAAACACTTCCGAAGGCCCCCGTCACCAGGGTACGCGGAAGCGTAGACACAGTGCTCCTGAAGCAGCTGCCAGACGTCCAGATGGGCCTCAAAGGCGCGCCCATCAACCTCCATCACCACGCAGTCAGGCATCTCGGAAAACTTCCGAACTATCAGCGCTGCCCGCTGCCGAGGTGAAAGACCCTTCGCCACAACCCTGGAGTTTCCGACACCATTGAAAGCCGACCGGCGTAGGTTACCCCACAACCAGTGCTCGAACGGCTTCAGCCAAGATGCCAGATGCAGATTGTACCTAGGTGACCTCGGAAAAATCATCCTAGGTTTCGCGACATTCTGCAAATGGCGTTTCTCAGCCTTCAGAAACGCTCTAAGGAGGTAGTCCGACGAGCCCAACGGACCATCCTCCCTCAGAGAGCGTTCTGCTTCAAGGTATCTCCTGCGCAGAGCACCCGTATACGATTGCGCAGTCTCCAGATAGTCCCAACGTGACTCACTATATCGGCTCGCAACCCGTCGGATACGCCTAAACGCATCCAGAACAGGTCCGCGGCGAGCCTCAACTGAGCCGGGTGTGGGACCGAGAGATCGCTTCACAAGGGCGGCGATCTCGTTGTGGTAACACACCCCATGAACCCGGGGGACCCAAACCCCGGGCAGGGGTGCTACGGACGCGGTCCGTAAGACACGACGTTGGCCAGAACAGCCAAAAGCACGCCTGGAGTCCAGCGACGCGCCTGGTCTCAACGGCCCAGGGGGACCGTCGCCAACACAGACACCTCGCAGGCACACCTGGCTGCCCTAGACAACGTCGCTAAAGCAGCCGGACACGCCCAACGCCCTGCCTGTCTCCAGTGCTGCCTCTTCAGAAGAGCCGACAACACAAGCCAGGACAACAGAGCTCGGCAAACCCGGCGCCAGCTGACACGACGAAATGCCAACTGATCGCCCCCAATCAAGGGCACGGTTCCTAAGAACCATGAGAAGTGCCGGATCCCTCTTCCTAAAAAGACAAAGGGACGAAAGGCGTGCAACGAGCTCCGGGTAAACGGTGTGGGAAACACCGTCAACCGTCTCAAGGTGAACAAAAACGTTCACGACCGGAGCCCCCGCTGCATCTAAAGTATGGATTGCTCCTCCCCCGAGGAGCTTGACACCGCTGCGCCAAGCGGTGGAGACCGAGGAGATCTCGGGGGCCGCACGCGAAGAGAAGAGGTCAGGCTTCCACCATCCCCTCCGTAGCGCACCCACGAGACCAACCTCGCCCTTAA